TCAAAGTAAAGCAGAAAGACCCGCAGTCGTGATTGTTTGAACAACCGTCTTTAGTGTTTCCGACGACATCTCACCAAGGGTGGATTTAGCTTTATCCTTCTGTTCGTCGCTCAAGTTAGACATCGCAATTAGATCCTCAAGGACAACTGCGGCTTCACGATGAAATTTTATGGTTTGAACATTTAAGATGGCTGATAAACCACCATCATGTTGAATGAAATCAATCCCTTTTGCTGTAATAAAGATGCCTTTCTGATCATGAAAAATTTTCATTGATTTCTTTGTGAGGCCACTCAAAATTAATCCGTGAGCTTCGAGATACAACAAATTGGCATAGTATTCATCAAGCTCAGAAAACATCTGGTAAATTTCACTCCAGTCTTCTGCTGGCAAAACTCTTGGATAGCTATTTAACAATGTTTCTAAGATCTTGTACTGCCTATTGCGGCCGAATTTTTCCACTTGCTCTGCCTCTAATGAACCACTCGTGTGGACTACCTCTTTTCTTCTGGGATTAGTGCCTTTAACTCAGCTAAACCAGATGCAATGTGCGATTGAGCTTTTTTTAACTTCATCAACGCCAGGCTTGCTTTGTCCGCGCCAGATATCGCAAAGGATGATGTGAATTCTGACCTAAGTGAATCAAGTTGCTCTGTCAGGTACTTATTTTTTTCTTTAAGCGAGTCGATAGCAGCAGCTGCGCGATCTAAATCGCTAATAAATGTAGGTAGATACTCAAGGTTATGACCAGTCGAATCCTCAAGGGCAACCGTCAATTCTAGCCGCATAGCAAGTTCCGCATTAAAGCTTCTATTTTGCTCTTTAGCTTCTCTTTCAAGCCGCTCTCTTAACTCTGCGCTCAAGCGCAATGGGTATGGCGTTACGCGTGACATATGGACTCCTTAAGACTCACACTAAGCAGTTTATTTCTATAGTGGCAGATTGACAAGGGAGTCCATATGATCCATTCTTTGTGAGAAGTCTGCACCAACCAGCCTAGCAAAAGGAGTCCAAATGAGTCACGTCACACAAAGAACAACCCCTTACCCGCTACGTATGCCAAGAGAGGTTAGAGAGTTTTACGAGTCCCAAGCGGCGGTGAATGCCAGATCTCTCAATGGAGAGTTGGTACGCTTGTTGACTGAGAGGATGAATAGAGTGAAGGGCAAAAAAGCGAGCGAGTGCCAAAAATGAGAACGTCCCAGCTACTTGCGATAGCCGGGACGTCAATTGTTAACCCAACTTGAGGAAGAATTAACATGAACATTGTAGCGAATACCGAACTTAATTTCCATGGCGTGATTCTGACCCCGGTAAGTGATGTCCCTGGCACATGGCTAACGGCTTCACAGATCGGTTATGCGCTTCAGTATGCCGACGACAAAGCTGTGCAACGCATTTACTCACGTCATTCTGATGAGTTTACCGACAAAATGACAAGGGTGGTCAATCTGACCACCCCTAGTGGAACGCAAGCAACCCGCGTTTTCTCACTGCGTGGGGCGCACCTTCTCGCAATGTTTGCACGCACACAGGTTGCGAAAGAATTTCGACGCTGGGTGCTGGATATTCTGGATCATGAAACAGCATGTAGTGGCGTCAGTAATGATTTGGATAAGATTTATAGCATGCGGTTCACAAGCCGTGAGCTTTGTAATGTTGCGTGGCTTTTTAAGGCGGCTCTGCATATGCGTGAAGAAATGGAGCGTTCATGCGAAGGCCTGAGAATGATTGGTTCACCATTCGGTACTTCGATGGGAATTATGCAAGTTGAATATAAGAATGTGATTGAAGATGTAAGGAGGGTTCTAGCTAGAGAGATTTCACTGATTCAGGGAGTGGAATTGACACATCCAAACTGGCTAAGGGTACTTCCATCAATCATGATTCACTGAATTTTGCCCCGGACATTGGGCAAATAAAAACCGCCAGTGTGGAGCTGGCGGCTTATGTCACTACTGATTGGAGATTTGAATGCAACAATCAACTGCTGTAAATGTAGCAAAGACTATGCATGTTGTCGATCCTGATATTCTGCCAGTAATGGAGTGGAAAGGGTTACGTGTAGTTACCACGGCCCTAATGGCCAAAGGGTATGGGACAGACGAAGTGAATATCAGGAATAATCTCTCCAGAAACCTTGAGCGATTTGAGGATGGAAAACATTACTTTCTGATAACTGGTTCAGAATTAAAGGAATTTAAGAACAGAGTAACTGAGAGTTACTCTGTTGGTAAGCAAGCAAAATCCGCCGTTCTCTGGACTGAGAAGGGTGCGGCTCGAATGTCCAAAATTATCGATACGGACGAGGCATGGTCTTTCTTCGAAAAACTGGAAGATTCATACTTCCGCACTCGTGAGTCTGTTGGTTTGCCATTGACTTATGAAGAGGCTCTTGAAGATTTGCTTATAAAGGTCAAGGAAACGCGCCTCGTTACTGAGCAGCGTGATCGGGCCATCAAGGAGCGTCGTTGGATTGGTGAAAAACGTGAAGCCACTGCGATGGCTACCGCTTCAGTGGCCGTGCGTGAGAAGAACAAGCTTGCTGAGCGGCTCGGGGAAGGGAAAAATTACGCTGCCATAATCCCGGTAGAGAAAAAGACCGGCGAGAAATTCAAATGGCAGCCGCTGCGTAAGTGGTGCCGCGAGAATGGCGCACTACCGCACGATGTGGAAGATCCACGTTTTGGCTCGGTGAAGTCATGGCCGCGTGATGCCTGGATGGCGGTATACGGTGTAGATCTCCGTAAGCTGTTCTAACTAACTACGAAACTTTCGTAGTAACCCAACCCGCTTAGCTGCGGGTTTTTTCGTTGCCACCGCCTCGCCCTCTGCTACTATGTAACGACTTGTTACTAATTGAAATAGGCGAGGGCATGATGATTTATAAAGTCAGTGGCAAGAAAATTAGCGAATATCAAAAATATTTAATCGAAAAATCTCGTCCACCAAGTAGAGGTGGGAACAGTAAAGCGCTTCATAGCCACGTAGTGATTATTGATGGCGTAAAATATAGTTTCTTGGCAAATGATTCTAGGCAGTGGATATTCAAGTCTGATACCGTTTCATTTGAATATAAAATTGAAAATGGTTTTAACAACATAGTTAGAGAGTCGATAACTACTCTCGATAACCAAGGTGTTCCCATTATTCGGGGGAATCGAGGGTATACAAAGAAAATGAGAACGGCTGATACAAGGTTGCCAGGGTCTCGACGTGAGTGCAAGGATTAGCATCTAGTCGATTTTACACGGATGGAGATAGCGACATGACTGAGGAAGAGTGGCTAGATGGCCTAAGACATCTTTCGAATGACCAGATAATTCAGGTTCACTTCGGGTTGCAGGAACAGATCAAGGCTCACTATAAGCTTCGTGCTGAAAACAAACATCTAAAGAAAGCTATAGCGCTGTGTGAGCAACAGATCGCCCTTGCTCCGCTGGCGATGAAAGCGCTAAAGGCTAAGCATGAGGAAAATTTGGAAGAGTACCGATCAGTTCTGGGAGACGTTGACCGCGAATTCTATTATCCGGCCCATCATGGCTATCGCCAGTACGCAGTTATACTGCGCCGCCAAAAAGACTTTGATAAGCTTGCGAAGATAGAAGCGAAGAGAAAGTTGGAAGGTTGGGCTGGTTGATATGGGGTATCTATGAAAAAGACTTTATTTTTACTTGCATTGTTTGTTTCTCCATTGGCCATGTCGGCAGAGTATAGAATTTCAATACCTACCGATTCCAAGGCTGTTTATACAGTGTTAGGTAAAGGGGAACGTGATGGTCTGAAAACCATTATTACTAAGCGAGAGGGTAGTTCCGGGGTGTCATACTCTGAGCGTGCTTACGATTGCGTTAATCGCACAGTAAAGTACCTGGGTGATGGCGAGACCCTAGAGCAAATGAAGTTATCCCGCGCTGACCCGAATATGAGCGATATAGTTCCCCAATCAATCGCTGATTATGTAGGTAATGAAGCCTGCAAGTAAAATATTAACCATTAGAAAATAAACCCCGTTCAACCGGGGTTTTTTTATGCCCGGAGATCAGTAAATGGCGGAGCAGGACGGTGGGAGCTTGGTTTACCAAGTTGATATTGAAACTGCAAAGATGGTCACAGGTAGCCGTCAAGCAGCTGTCGTGTTAGGGGAGATGGAAAAACAAACCAATCGTTCATCTAAAGCTGTTGATGGACTGACATCCTCTGCCGATAGTGCTGGTAGGTCTATGTCTGGGTTTAAATCAGTGTTGAGCGGTGTTGCAAGCGCAATATCAGTTGCTTTGATTATCGATTACGGCAAGGCTTTTTTGACAGTCGCCGATAATATTACGCAACTTCAGTCACGGATCCTCAGGCTATCAACTGATGCCGCAACAGCAATGTCTACGTTTGAAACGTTGACGGCCATAGCATCGACTACTGGCGCTAGCCTGAGGGATACGGCCAAGCTGTGGGAGGCGATGACCTCCGCGCTAAAAGGGACTGGAGCAACCAACACCCAAATACTTGCATTAACCGATACGCTTCAAAAAATAGGGCGAGTTGGCGGCTCTTCGACAGAAGAGATGGCAAATGCATTAAGACAATTCGGCCAGTCAATTTCTTCTGGCACTGTAAGAGCCGAAGAATTTAACTCAATCCTTGAACAAATGCCTGAACTTGCTAGGCAGATTGGCGCAGGTATGGGGTTATCAATGGGGCAGTTGCGGCAAGCAATGCTCGAGGGTAAGTTGAGCGCTCAGGATGCACTCAATGCAATAATGAAGCAGTCATCGGCTGTTAACGATGAATTCTCGAAGCTCCCAAGGACGATGGATCAGGCGAGCAACTCCCTTACGATTTCCCTTCAAAACCTAATTGGGAAAATGAACGAAGCTATGGGCGCTAGCGCAACCATGGTGAAGGTTATTGACTCCATCAGCGCAGCAATAGATAGGTTAAGTGGCAAAACAGAGACGGCATCACAGAAGATTGCAGATCTCACGTCAACTGGCGAAATGTATGCACGAAGAGCAAGAACGTGGTCATGGCTTGGCCTTGATGGCTGGTCAGAACAAAATCAGGCTTTAGCAGCTCTCAGCAACAAAGCAGCCACGCTAATCGGCGACATGAATTCGGTGGCAAACGCTTCAGAAAACGCAGCCAATGGTACGATTAATTTCAATAATTCTGCCACTGCAAACCCTAAGCAAGATGCATTGGTGAAACGTTCTCAGCGGCGCATAGAGCTATCGAAACTTGAAGGGGAAGCAAGGGCCAGACTACAGGCAGTATATGACGCTGAAGATGCTGGCATATCTAAGAACGATCCACGGATTAAGACTCTCCAAGATCAGTATGCAGAAATAGAGCGGAACACTAAAGCTCAGAAAGAAAACAATGCTGAAGGTAAGAAATCTGCCAGCCAAGCGGAAAGCGCTGCTCAAAAGGTAGAAAATCTGAGGCAACAATCAGAACTTGCGGCAGATTCAACAAGTGAGTGGAGCCGCGCACAAGCGATTCTCAATGCTCAACTGTCTCTTGGTGAGGGGGCGACACAGTCACAGATTGCCGAGGCTGGTGCTTACGCAGCTAAGAAGTGGGACGCTGCCAATGCTATCAAGGCGCAGGCCGCCGCCGAGAAACTACTGCCGGAGTCGCGAGAAAACGCCAGCTATACGCAGGATGTGAAGGATTTAAATACCGCTCTTGCCGCGAAGAAAATCAGCCAGGAACAGTACAATGCCACGTCTGAGCAACTTGAGCAGCAGCATCAGGTTGCCTTGGCTCAAATCCGTGCCGGACAAGCTGTGACACCACAGCAGGAGGCAGCAGGTTCAGTTGACCCAGTACAGGCGCTGGCAAATGAGAATGCCAAGAAATTAGCACTTATCCAGCAGTTTGAGACTGCCGGAACGTTGTCGCATGATCAGGCTATAGCTTTGCGTGCGGCAGCTGATCGGCAGTATGAGACTGACCGTGTTAATGCTCAATGGGCGCTGTTCACTCAGCAGAGTATTGGCTATGAGGCTCTCGGAGCTGCTGTTGACTCGTTTGGACAAGGTGCTAGTTCGGCGCTATCCGGCATCATCACGGGGACGCAATCAGCCTCTGATGCCATGAGGGGGCTTGCTGATACCGTTCTGAGTAGTGTCATTCAGACATTCGTAGAAATGGGTTTGCAGCAGGCTAAATCAGCAATTATGGGCGCATCTGTTCAGCAATCTGCTATAGCCGCAACAACAGCAACTCAAGTAGGAGCCTTAGGAACCACTACGGCAGCAAGTGTCACATCAGCTGGCACTACAATGGCAGCATGGTTACCGGCTGCGCTGGTGGCTTCGGTTGGCTCATTTGGTGCGGCGGCAATCATCGGTGGTGCTGCTTTGGTGGGGGCCTTTGCTCTGTCCAAGACGTTATCTGGTAAGCGCAAGAATGGCGGGCCAGTGTCTGCTGGCAGCATGTATCAGGTAGGTGAAGGTGGCATGCCTGAAATCTACCAGGCATCGAACGGCAGCCAGTACATGATCCCCGGCGATAACGGGAAGGTGATCAGCAACAAGGACATGCAGGGTGGCTCGCCAAATATAACTCTCATTGTGCAGAACATGTCTTCTGGTGCTGGCGTGCAAGATTACCAGGTAAGCCAGGGATTTGACGGTGGCAGTGTCATACAGCTTGCTATAGCAGATATACAGGCAGGGGGGCCATTGAGCGGTGCTATTTCCAAATACCATCAGGCACCTCGTCGTGCTACTGAATAATTAGAAGTCTATATGACTCATAGCATTATAACTGATAGCATTTAAGCCCCTACAACCTGAAAGGAATTTTCATGGAACTCACTGACAAAAATGAACAACCACAAGAAGTCATCTCAAGGAAGCTTAAAGACGCTTTTCTTGATGATTATGCAGCTTGGGCGAACAAAGGAATAACCCAAGGAATAACAATATCAGTTAATGGTGTAATTTACACGGGAACGATTATTGGAAGCTCTGCTTGGTGTGACAAGATGATCAGCGCAATTTCTTCGTCAGGCAATACTGATGAAGCAAAAGAAGCAATGACATCTTATTACAATAGTATGAAGGAAGATTTTTTTTCTGATGTAGAAAAAGCAAACTTAAACATTAACTTTATTCACATGGATAATGTGAGGATTGTCTCTGGTAACAATATCGGCACTTTATCTTCTCTGTGGCGATTCAAAATAGATGAAATAGACGGATTTAGCTTAGGCTCCTGGTCTCAAAGCTGATTTATATATCAACCTATTTACATAACCCGCTACGGCGGGTTTTTTATTACCGGGAGAAAACCGTGGCAATACCTTATCCCGACTGGCTATCACTTCCTCAGAAGACCAACAAGAGCCGCACGATTGATACAGGGTTTCGCACCGATCAACCTGCAGTAGGCGCTCCCATCTTCCAGCGGCTCACCGATGACCTTAAAACCACATGGTCACTGAACTGGATTTTCACGCTGCAGGAAGACCGAGCATTTGAGCAGTGGTATCGCAGCCCGCGCTATCTTGATAACGGAAATCAGTGGTTCACCATGCTGTGCAATCTGGGGGGATCAGGTCTGCAGATTCAGGAGCTGCATTTTGTGGCCCCGCCGGTACAGACAAGCATCAACGGCAATACGACGACCTGGACAGGGAGCGTTATCACGCGGAAGGTTTACAACCCGGATGATGAATTCTCAGACGTCATTGTTGAGCTGCCGCCGAACCAGTGGGGGATCATTGATGAGGTGGTTAACCGAGATTTACCGGAGTTTTAAATGCCAACGTTACGCGAATTTCAGTCTCAGCGGCCCAACCGCATTCTCTACGACACCATGACGTTTTATCACTCGACCTTCGGCTATATCCGCCTGGTGAATCGCCAGATATACCCAAAGACGTTTGCGGGGCAGGTTTACACCCCATGCCGAATGGAGGTATCAGAGAGCCAGCAGAGCAACACGCCGGTAATCAACGCCACAGTGAAGTTTGGCCGCCTGGCGCAGGACTTTAAGCAGCAGTTGAAACTGTGGCGCACCTTTTCGCGGATAACGCCGATATCGGCTACCTATCAGCGATTTGATGCCGCTGACATGAACACGCCGCTTAAACCATGGACGCTCTATGTTAAAGACGTGTCGATGGACGAGAGCGACGTTACATGCTCGCTGACTCTTCAGAACCCGCTGAACAACAACATCGCCTTCCTCTACAACACAACCGACTTCCCAGGACTAGCCAATGCATAAATCTGCCTTTGTGGCCGCAATGGAAGGTAAGCCGTGGCGCGATCGGGCGTGTTCATTTGAGGCGGCTGATTGTTGGGGACTCGTCGTTTTGTATTACCGGCATGTGCTCGGTATTGAGATTCACCAAACACCGGACTACGAAGCCGGTAGCGACTTCCTGACGTGTTTTGAGGGTGATGTTGTGTTCTGGCAACAGGCCGAAAAGTCCGCCGATGGTCGCATATTTATCGCGTATTACGGCGATGAGCCAAAGCATGTTGGTTTGGTGGTGAATGGCCAAGCATTCCATAGCCGTGGCGAGTCTGGGCAGGTGCGTTTCGACAAGCTTCGGACGTTAGAAAAAGTGTTCACCAAAGTGGAGTTTTACGACTATGCCGTTGATCGAAGTTCAGCGCGTGCCGGGGATACCGAAAGAGCGATATAACCTCGCTGCAGGCAGCATGTTTTACCCCTGGCTGAAAACGGCCAACCTGCATTGTGATGTTGAGATACTGAGGAACGGAGTAAAGCTTAAACCTGATGATGAACTTAACTTTCCGCTGAACCAGGGCGATATCATCAGCGTGCTTGACCAGCCAAAGAGTGGCGCACTCGGCACAATCTTGAACCCGCTTGAACACTTCAACCCGATAAAGTTTACCCAGAAAATCCTTTCGTCACTCATCAAGCAACCCAGCGCTAACGCGGCCACAAACAACTCCAAGACTTCTCCGAATAACAGCCTGAAAGGGCAAACGAATATCGCCCGTAACGGTGAGGCAAAACCTGATAACTACGGTCAGGTGAGGGCGTTTCCAGACCTGATTCAGGAGTCTCTATTCGAGTACACCAATAACATCAAAAAGGTGACAGAGTGGATGAACTTTGGTCTGGGCAAGTATGACGTGACCTCTGTCCGCTACTCAGAGTCGAATCTTGGTGCTCTAGCGGGTGCCTCATACCAGATCTTCCAGCCAGGCCAAAACATACCGGTCATCAATGAAGGTTTTGCGTTCGATGATATCGACGGTCAGGAATTGCCAGGGCCAAACGAGAGCGAAGACTTTCCCGCTGAAACAGCTACGACAACCACAGATATGGTTTCAGGTGAATTCGTTGCCGGTCAGGCTCAGGTGAAGATTAAGCAAAATAGTGACTTCGACTACTTCTATGATCTGCCGAAACCGCACTCAGTGTCATTCGTGGTTAACGTCACCTACAACACGGTATCTGGCCCAGTAACGCGGGATATCACCGTGTTTGCTGACCTAACCAATGCTACGACTACTGATGATGGTGCTCCGGTAGATCCACAACATTTTTATGAGTTTACTTTTTCAAACCTGGGCGGCAATGACATTGGGCAGATACCAGGTGATGCGGTTATCAACACGACGATATTCACGCTGAATGATAACGAGCCTCTGGTGATCGGCCCGTCTTTCTCTCCAGTGGCCGGGGAGCAGCTCTGGATACACCTTCAGGCTCAGTTGGGACATGGTGATTATGCCAGGACAACAGTGACGTGGTGGAAAGTTGATGATGACAATAACCAAATACCCGGCACATCTGAACTACTCAACATTGGTCTGAACAACGATGATGAGAATTCAGACACCAAATACGGAACATTCAAGATAACTCCGGCCGCTGGATATGGGCGTTATGCATTGCAATTTGTCAGAACGAATAACAGCAATGATCACTCCGTCCTTAAAGTTGAAGCTGTTCATATTGTCAGAACGCGAAACAACGTCACTTACCAAAATGACACGCTGGTTACGGTCACTGTAACAGCGACGGAAAGAGCAACAAGTTCACGCGACCGGAAATACAACGCGCTCATCACCCGTCACGTTATCAGTTATGACCTTGCAACCCAGACTGTCGATTACACCGAAAAGCCGTCACGCTCGTTTGCAGATGCAGTGTTGCACACTTGGTTAAAAATGGGTGGGCAGGCTGAATCCAGCATCGACATTTACGAGTTGTATTCGATAGCCGCATCCCTACCTGATCCGCGGTTAGGCTACTTCGATTACACGTTTGACGATGAAGATATATCTCTTGGGGCAAGGGTGCAGACCATTTGTGACGCTGCCACGGTCACTGCGTTCTGGGATGACGGGGTGTTGTCGTTTACGCGTGACGAGCGCAAACCTAACGCGGTGACGGTGTTCAACCGTGCTAACACCAAGACGGAGGATTACAGCCTCTCATACGACATGACACTCCCTGGTGGATTTGACGGTGTGCAGGTCACTTACAAGAACCCAACAACAAACAAACAGGCATTCATTCGCTATCGGATCACCGGCTCAACCATTGAAGAGGGAGAGCCAGTCAAGGCGAAGAAACTCGACATGCTGTATGTCAGGAACGCTTATCAGGCGCGTGATAGGGCGCTGAAAGAGCTTAGGCGGTTGCTTTACTCCCGACAAACGATGTCGATAAGGGCCTTGTCTGATGGGCAATGGGTAAACGTAGGGCAGATGGTCCAGGTACCTGACATCTACGATGCCAATCAGCAGGATGGGTATATCGTTGCTAGGAATGGTAACGATTTTGACACAAGCGAACGCATTGAATGGCAGGGAGACATGTTTGTCATCGTCACTGATGTAAATGGAACCCCTACCGCGAGAATTCAGGCATTTCCTCGTAACGATACGATATTTGGATTTTCCGCAGCAGTACCAGCAATAACCCTCAACATCTTTGACGGCTACAACGTCCAGTCCCCATCTCGTTACGTCATTGCTACGCAATTGGAGATGGATGCGACCAAGTGGACGATCACAGAAAAGAAACCCAATGGCGACGGGACAACCTCGTTAACCATGTCTGAATACAACGACGAAATGTACAATTACGAGGTAACTGAATAAATGGCTACCACACCAACGCAAAAACCAATTCCAAGCGAAGATATTAGAGATCTAAAGTTCAATGCCGGTAAAGTTGATGAATTTGTAAGCTCTGATAATGACAAATATGTTGATAGGCTTGGGGTTGAGCGTTACACCTCTAAAGGAATATCAAATTCAGCATCTCTTTTAGGTAAACCATATGCAACGCTGGAACTAGCTCAGGCAGATGTTGATAATGGCACCATTCCTAATAACGCAATAGTTTCCGCTATTACCGCAGACGGAAGTAAAGCGGTGGTTTTATATAAAAACAATAATGGAACTCTCACACCTACAGGTCGCTCAATCGTTGATGCAAGCGTAATTGAAAGAATTTCAAGTATGCTTCAGACATTTCAAACAAATGAATATGGTGCATTGCTGCAAGACGGTATCGGCAACGTATTGTTTGAGTTCTTGCTGAATGGTGGCATGGGTTCGAGTGCATTTAATATCTCAAAAGAAGGCTTCTCTTGTGGCGGGTATTCTGTCATGACTAACACCAGCGGTAACATTATTGTTTATGACGGCATAGGTAACGTGCTGATCGACACATCCATTAATAACAGCAAGCCTGACTACTCTCTTGATGTGATGGATATGCAGAATAAGCTGTATGCGCAGTCGCTTAAGAAGCCAATCAGCAGCTCTATCGCCGCACCTGTTTATCAATGGAATATTTATCTGGGGTATGGTCAAAGCTTCATGAGTGGGTGGCAGGCATGGCGGGATCTGACCAGGGAGGCAATTGAGCCAGGTAATGTTTTAATGCTTGGTGATTCTGTACGCGGAAACTCAATAGAGGGCACGTACAATCCCCTTGGCTCGGCGGTGCTAAAAGACTTGGTTTCAGTAACTCAAACGACGGGAAGCCCGTCTATAGCGATGAACGACACTGATATTGATGCGTTGCCTAGGCCTTCAGACAATCCAGGGGAGGAAATCACGGTTGCCGCTGTAAACTTCCAGCGAGTTCTGCAACGTAAGTATCGTGGATTTTTGGTCGATCCTGAGCGAAAAATTATTGTTATCAACGCCGCCGTGCCAGGCCGAACTATAAAGCAATTATCTAAAGGCAATGCCAGCGGTCACTTTGCAAACCGCGTAGTTCGTGCTTTGCAGCTTATCAAGGATAACCTGCCTGCTGGCGAGTCCGCAGCACTTGTTGCGCTAATGTATAGCGGCAATGAGTACGATTATGATGCCAATAAGACAGAATCTACGCCGGACAAAAATGCATGGAAAGCGCTAGCACTACAACTATTCCAGGATATTGAGGATACCGGTAAGACGATATTTGGTCGTGGTGATAAACTAGCGGTGTTCACTGAGCAAACTGGAGGCTGGTGGACTTTCGATATCACCAATCAATCCATAGGTCAGGCCCACATCGAACTTGACGAAGAACACGAAAATATCACTTTGTGCAAGCCTTCGTATTTTGAGACTGATAAAGCATCACACCGTGACAATAATGGCATACGCTGGGCGTCTATGTTTTTCGGAAAAGCTATGCACATGGTACTAGATCGTCGCCAAGCATTCTTTTCAAATAAAATTATTTGGGCTAAATGTTATGGTACTACTTGCCTGTTTGGCTACCGTGTTTGGGAGCCACCATTACAGTTTAAGCCAACGTATTACTTAACTAATGAGGCTGCTGGTGGTGTTATTTTTACCAACAAAGGTTTCTTAGCAAAAGACGATGCTGGGGATTTGACTATTTACAATGTAAAGATCGCTGCTGATACGATCGTTAGCGCCGAACTTAATCGCGTGCCTGTAGGGCAACTGAAAATAACCTATGCTCCAAAGGCCACTTACGATGGCCAAGGTAATGTCTGCGATTCTGATGATTATGAATCCCTGTATTCATACAAATATACTGAGACAAAATACCCAGAAGCAAACATTCCAGCCTTGGTAGATAAGCCATACCCACAGAATAACTTTGCTTTAGCGCAAATCATTTACCCGGAGATTATTTCATGACCACAGGAATTTCAGTTCGCGTACCAGAGGCAGACTGGGGATCAACTCGCGCATGGTTCAAGCCGCCACTTGATGAGACTCTGGGGGGGTGGGGCTATATCAATCTTTTCGGTAATACGGAAAAGCTTGAGCAGAACCTATCGCGAAACATGCCTAGCGGCATCGTTACTGGCGCTCCAGTCCGCAATGCCAACAGCGCGCTTTTCCGCTTTAAGCAAAACTTCATTGATACTCAGGTGGCGCAGGTGTATGCAATGACGTTTTTCGCTATTGCTAAAACGTCGCGGACTCTTGCAAACCAGAAGATCGGGAATGAATTCATCATCTCCAATAACCTGAGCAATGGCCCTGACGGCGGCACTAACGGCACTTCGCTGTATTTTGCAGACCATGGCGACGAAGGTAAAATGAACGTTACATTTGCGGTGACGCAAACAGAATCGCCACCGGGTACGCCAGCAACGGGCCGGACCACGCAGTTATCAATCAGCATCCCGATTACTGACAAGCCGATCGTTATCATCGGCAGTTATTCGGCTGCTGAGAATGTCATTCGCATTGTCGTAAACGGCCAGGCAACCCAGGCGACGCTACCTGTCAACTCAGCAACATCAATACAGCGCGGGGCGCCACCGCGAGTAGGATCAATTGGGCAAAACACTGGCACACCTGGCACGCGTGATATTGAAGTGTTTGCAGCAGCGCTGCTCACAAGGAAAATTTCGGCAGCGGAAGAAACTACGCTCACCGAGTGGGGTTATCACTATCTTGATGTGAAAGCTGTGCCGCGCTGA